CAGTTAATCCATTTGACCATTTCACAAAATCGGTCATGAAAAGTTCAGTATCACCCATATTGGCAATAGCTTTCTGAACATCTTCGCTCATAAACTCATAAATACCGCTTGACATGGCTTCTGATACCATCTCGGCGAGATAAGGGGCTATGTCTCCTCCCATAGCATCAACTATGGATTGACCAACATTTCCTTGTGCCCACATTCCAGATAGAAGCGTAGCACCATTAAATGAAAGCTCAGGATGAAAACTTGTATCTGTAGCAGTTGAGTAAGCAGGGCCAGTGACTTTTTTAGGGTTATAAACATCATAAGACCCTTCGCCAGTTGGAACTCTGTACCCTCCGCCCTCCATCCTTTCTACATTAAGCAATTTAGTTATTTGGTCTTCAAAATAAGTCCTGCGAGGCCCTTCATAAACTGTGATTTCATTCTCGCCCCAAGTACCCAAGCTGAAAAAATCGCCTTCTTGCTGGGTTGTTAGAATTTTAAAGTTTTTATAATTTTCTGCCAGTGTGGTTTTTAATGCTTCTTGAGATTCATCTGCTAATAATCCAAATGCAGAATTGAACAAACTAAAAGTATTTTCTATGTGAGCAAGTTCAAATTTTTCAGCCGCACCAGTATCAACCCCTTTTGATCCAGATATCCAATGCTCACCAAGGGAGAATAATCCACCCTCTTCTGGTATATTGATACCATATTCTCCTTTTGAATAAGGCGTATTTTTATGACTAAACAATGCTTTCATAATAAACGGCATTGCAAGCACACCAAGAGCCGGGCCTAAGGCAGCTATTCCAGACATCGGGCCAAACCCTATTCCAGCAGAGGATATCATTGAACCTGCGGCAACACCACCGGGAACATACCCCATGCCAAGACTACCATAAGCCGCAGATGACATTGAGGTAACACCTCCTGCACCGCCTATGCCAAACAGATTCTTTACAAACCCTCCTGCCTTACCAAGTATGCCACTTAACATGCCACCGCTACCGCCACCGCTTAATGTTCCGCTGATACCCTTGCCAGAGAACACGCCCGTTATCCCTTCAAGCAATGGACTTATCAGTTTAGTCATAGCGGCTGCTAGCATATCAGCCAGTAGTTTCAGGAACCATTTTTTAATCTTATCGAATAAGCCGGAGAACCCGTCGCCTATATTCGTAAAAATATCATAGAAGGTATTTGAAAACCCATTCTGAACACTCTCAAGATGATTGTCCCAAATCTTTTGATTCTCCTCTGTGGTCTTTTCAGTCTCCCTCCTGATTGCTTCTTGCGTTTCAGTATAGGCAATTGTTGCCGCATAAAGTGGTTCTTCCCAATCGAATGGTTCTGCAAAGAAATCTGCATGCTCACTTCTGATTCTTTTTATGGCGTCATCCATGCTTTCAAGAGCTTCTGTTGTAGTATAAATCTGTGGTATATCTGCTTCCCAGTCGAACGGGCCAGCAAAAAATTCAGCATGTTCCTCTTTAATTCTTTTTATTTCATCTGCTAAATTAATTGTAGTTGATGTTATATTTTTTATCGGTCGTTGGACATCCCCTGAATCCTCTTTAATTTGTTCAATAACACCATGATAAACCTTACCCATAGTTTTCATTGATTCTTTAGCTTCATCGACCATCCTTTGCCGTTCAGTAAAAGAAGCCTCGACAAATTTATTCCAATCAATCATCTCCTGTTCAGCAAGTTTCGCACCCTCAACAAACGTTTTGCTTATACTTCTAAGCCCTGCATACTTGGCGATAGTAGCCAACGCATTGCCAACATTAACCAAGGCACCTGCTATCCTCTTTATGGCCTCTTCCGTTTTTTGAGCTATTAATTCACCGTTAGCCGATACCCACCGCTCTACTTGATCTGCCCATTCAATAAGCGTTTTCTTGCCACGATCCATTAAATCAAGTATAGCTTGATTTTTTATAATAGCATCACCAACACGCTCCTTAACATCCCCCCACAAGTTGCTTAGTTGTTTCAACCCTCCTGAGAACGTTTCTGCTTCTTCTTGCGCCACCTTAAACCCTTTGGCGGCAAACTCTGTTACTATACGCAACTGTTCTGTTTTGTCTTCAGTGGATCTCAATGCAGGAATGTACCTGCGAAGCATTGTGAACTCCCCCTGTTGCGCCATCGCCACATATTGCGACATCGACTGGACATCCCTGTTCGTAGCCGTTGCAAGACCTATCGCCATCTTAGTGGCATCCTCAAGTCTGTCAGAGGTCACACCTAAATTTCTCTGGAGGGCCATCAAGTTTAAAATTTCTTCATCACCGTATTTTGTGACAGCTTGAATACTTGACGCAAATTTCTTATACTGGACTATTCTTGTTTCGGTATATTCATTATTGGCTCTCAACGCTGCTGATAATGCCCTCTCTGCTTTCTCCTGTTCCATTGCAGCCGCTACGGTTATTTTAGCGACCTTCTGTATTGCATACCCAGCCGCTGTTACTGCGCCTATGGCCGCAAGAGAGTAAGCTTTCCAGTGGCTTTGAAGGTGTTCTAAAAGTGTTTTTTGATGACCATACTGTTCTTCATTCAACTGCTTTATCCGTCTGACCTTTGCTTCCTCTGCACGTTTTATGTCATCAGCCGTAGCCCTTGAGCTGTGAGCAATGCCCTGATAAGCGTTCTCAGCCTGTTTCCGCATAGCGTCAAACATGGTAGCCGATTTGATACCGAGCGTTTTGTAATTCTTTTCAACTCCCGTTGTAACTACCCCGGCCTCTTTGAGGATGGTCTTTTGCGCCTTCGTGAACTTGGAAGCGTCAAGATCAAGCTCTGCATATATAGTGCCTATCGGTCGCCCTTTAGCCATTTTCTAATATCTCCCTAACTCTGTTCTTGCTTTTGTTGAACACCGTCCTAAGATATGGTGCATGGTATTCAACAATTTTAGCATAATAGACTTTTTTCGTTCCTGCATAGACTCTCACATTCCGGTTTCTCCATATTTCAGCACCATGCGGATCATGCAACTCAACAACCCTGATGGTTTTCAATAACGCCCCCGGCTCTCTCGCCGTCCAGTCCTGCCCGGCGTAAGGGCCTGTCCTGTAAGCCGGTCTTGATATTGTACCTATTCCGTATTTATCCCGTGACCTCAAAACACTCCGGGTCTCATCGGCTATCACATTGGCGGCCTTCCTCAACCGCTCCTGTGTTGCTTTGGCAAACTCCCCGTCATATTTTTGTGGATTCCAGTTAGATACTCTCATTTTTTTGCACCGGCTTGAAATGATGAAAGGCTTTGTGTACTTTTAAAAGGCAGGATTTCTGGTCACGGACTCCGAGTAAATCCATGACGATCTTAACAGCAGGAATAGATATATCTACAACTTGACCCATCCCTGCTGTTATGATCTGGTTCCGTGTCATAAAGTACACCTCGGATGCCTCCCTGTTTTCCGGCATAAGTTCAACTAAGCACGTTTCGCAGGGAGGCTCTTCAGGAGGATTACGAGTGCTATAGGCTTCTCTACATTGGTCACATTTTGTTAAGACCGTTCCGTCTTCGTATTCTATTCTGGATCGGGCTTGGTCTTCCTGGAACTCGATCCAGTCAATGAGTTTTTTCCCTGTTCTTCTGCCTCCTGCACCCCTGACTCGGCAAGAAGCTGTTGGCATCGGGCGATAAATCTATCAAACACCGGTAGTTTCATAAGGGCGATTTTATTCGCACGGGTACATTCAATCTCTTTCCCCGTCTTTGCATCCTTGAAACCTTCCCAGTCTTGAATAACATAATCCCATGTATCGTCACGCTCTGTTTTTAATTCCGTTGTTGACAATTCAGGATAATAAGACACACGTTCCATCTGTCTTGTCTTTGGATTCAAGACGTGTTCAACCTGCCTTTTCCTATTTGATACTCGATCTTCGATGAATGGCCCCATCGGCCTGATCTTGACTTTTGCATCAGAAGATGGTTCTTCATAGACAATATCTCCGGTTGCAGCGTCTATTCTCGATCCAAAATACTGGAACCATTCACCTTGATCTATCTCTAAATTAATAAGCATAATAACTCTCCTTTTGTTTAAAGATTAAACGATTGACTCAGCCAGATACATGAATGCACCTGAAATCTGGCCTTCATAGTCCGTTTTTGCAAGACCGTTTCTGTCAGCCCGTACCGCTCCGCCTTTGGTCAGCAAGATATGACCGCTGGTTCCAATGGTGTAAAACGATGTTGAGTTAATCCAGAACCGAATACCGGATGTTGAACTGTTGATGAGTTTAATAGCATTCTCAACATTTGTCCTGAGTGTATTCTGGGCCGGGTCAGTAGGATCAAAACTCACATCTGACAATGTGATAGTCCCGCCGTCCGCACTGCCAAACTCGTAAATGTCAATATCAACACCGAACTCGGAAGCATCAGCGGTTCTTCTTGTAGCACCGGAAATTGTATAAGTACCGGCCCCAAGAACCTTGGAGTCTGAACCTCCGAGTGTCACTTTCTGAAACCGTCCGCTTAATGTGGTTGCTCGATCAGCCATGATAAAACCTCCTATATGTTATATTTATTTAATGCCAACTCCGCCTCAAACTGCATGACCTTCATTTTCTCATACAATTTATTGGTTGCCCTGTTTACCGCCAACGTTGTGAGATGATCCGAAGGAACGGCAGTATCCACAAAGATTCTATATCCCGCTTCCTTCAAGTCCTCACAAAACCCTATATCCTCACCGACCGGGAGGCCGGTGCTTTCATTCGTTCTGAACTTAAACCAGGGATCAGGCATCTTTTTAAAGATATCCATATCATACATGATACAGCCTGCCCCTGTTGCATCCACCTCGACAAGTTCCCCTTCTTCCCATTCATTGATACTCTCATACCCTAAATCAGTATGCCTAAGCATGATCGAATCAAACGGAGGATACCGTCTAAAAGACAACCCACCCACTATTGGAAGGTTTCTTTCAAGCAGACTCGTTATTGTTTTCGGGTGATACACCATATCAGTATCTAGCATGATTAGTTTAGTGACCCCCATTGAAAGGGCCTTTCTTACAATATCGTTCCTCAAGGTGTCAATCGGCCCGTTGTCTGCATGGATTAATGTATAGTCCGGTCTTTCCATGAAAAGCAGACTGTAAACAAAGCTGATCGGAACCATAGGGAACGAACATGGAATCCCAATCCCTAATTTAACGTTGCTTATTTTCATTCTCTCTCTCCTTTTTGTGAGCTATACAGCAAAGGTCACACCAGACCGGAGTCGGGTCAATCTTACATGAATCAACTATAAACCCAGCCGACTTGACAAGCTCGGTCATCTGCTTGATAGTATAATTCCCCGTCCATATAGGGCAGTCGTGCCTTGGCCCCTCGCTCGGAGTTATGATGCAAAGCAACCCACCCGGTTTCAAAATATCATGTATCTTCATCAGGAGATACGGAGCGTTCTGAACATGCTCAAACGTCTGGCCCGATATGACAGCATCAACATCTTTCAGGTAATGCCAAGCCGTAGAGTCAAATATAAGATCAACGCCGTTTCCGTATTGGATATCAACGCCGATATACCTACTCTTAGGGCTATCGAATAACATCCTGTACGACCCGTTGAAGTCGTAACTCCCAATATCTACAACAACCTTATCCTCTCTCAGCTCGTTGTCATTAACGAATTTTCTCATTGTGTCCATTGATGTCTGGTGCATGTCAATTCTCCTTTTCTGCAACTACGTGCAAGTGGTAAACCCGATTCCCTGTGTTTACCCTGTCTATTGATTTGATTTTAAAATTTGCTTTCATTCCATAAAGCGCCCTTGTCGCCGGGTCTGAATAATACATCCACGAGTTTTCTACCCAAAAAGAAACGTGAGTCGGGTCTTGAAAGGCTCCCTGCCCAAACTCGGCATCCGGGGTCAGAGATACAAACAATCCGCCCGGTTTTAATACCCGCCATATTTCCGTGACTACCTGAACAGTTTTCCCTATCGGGATATGCTCCAAAAAGTCATGTGCCCTTACCGAATCAACCGAACTATCCTCATAAGGCAACCCTTCGATGACATCGCAAACCAGATCGGGATTAACTTCTTTCCGGTTGTCTATATTTACAAAACCCTTTTGTGGTCTCAACCCTGATCCAAGATTCAAATGAAGCCCGCTTTTTGGTTCTTCCTCAAGCTGGATACTTTGTTCGTTCCAGAAGTTTTTACCCCATTTTTCGGCAAGGTGCTCGTCATTCCGCTTACAAACTTCCCCGTAATTGAGATCGCCGTTAATTTCCATATCCCTGAAGGTTACTGACCCTTCGTGGTGGACGTAAGTGTCAAGAGCGATCCCAGTCTTGAAGCCTTTCTCTTTTGCTCTTAAACAGAAATCAATCTCCTCTCCGTTGCAGGGCCATAATGATTCGTCAAAGTCCCCTGTCTTTTCCCAAACTTCCCTTTTGAAAACCATACAGAACCCGATTATCCAGTTGACTTCTTCACATTCACCTTTGCTCGATTCGTATAGGTATTCAGCCTCCTTGTTAAGTCCGTCAATGTCCTGATAAGACGGTAATTGCACTTTCTGCATACCGGCGCAATAATTAGTTGTCGGCCCCACAATGTCAAACGATTCCAACCAGCCTTCAAGCCTGTTGATTGCATCCGGCGGAACAATAACGTCATTGTTTAGCAGGGCGATTGTTTCCCCTTTAGCCTCTCTAAATCCCTGGTTGATAGCCGCCGGGAATCCTTTATTTTCATCGTTCCTTATCACCCGCACCTCGTTGAATCCGCTAAACGGAGGCTTGAACGGAGGGTCAGAGCCGTTATCAATAACAATAACCTCATAGTCGTTCGTGTTCTCCATGATTGATGTTAAACATTCCTGCGTCATATCTGCCTGGTTTAAAACTGGTATAATAATTGATATCATCTCCCTCTCCTTAAATCTTACTCGTTAATACTTCGTAATCAACGGCCCAATGCCGGATACTAACCGCTGCATTGTTAATGGTTACATCCTCGATCATGGTTGTTAAATTTTCTCTCCTCATCCATATCAAGGTTTCAGTCGCCGCTCCCGTGGGAGGTATCGTCAAAGCGCACTCATCGAACAAGTCTTTCAAGTGACCGTACATGGTAGTGATTTCAGTTGCACCCTGCGAGGCTGAAAACAGCGAAAATTGAATTATTGTCTCCTCATAGTCCTCTGTGAATGTTTTCTCCGGTATTCCCGAGACGATAAAATAAACAACAAACGGAAACTCAGCACCCGTTACAGCTCTGTCAAGATATACTCTCCCGCCCACATCGCTTGACAGGCTCGACCCCGAAGTTTTATTATAGATTGCTGTCAGTAGATTCTTCACGCCGCTTCCTTTGCCGTTATATCAAGATACCTGCTCTCAAGATTGATCGGTGGCCCTACGATGTTAAGGTATTTATTCCCTTCTTTAATTCTCCACGAGCTTTCAACGTCCTTCCTGTATCTAATCCGGTAGTTATGCACTGCAAACCCTAACGTCATCATCGCCTGAACCGCCTCATTACTCCTGTGTGTCGTCTTCTGTGCGTACACTGTAGCGGCATCGTTCCATGTGGTAGTCCAAGCGCCCATACCGTCACCGATACGAGTTTCGTATTGGAGCGTTATTCTTATGTTAGGCTTCCACGTTTTCAAAATTCATCCCACAGTCTATGAGAATGTAAAAGATCCATAACCGCTTCATTGTTGAACATTTGGTTATCGGTTTTACCAACCCTGTTCTCAAACAAGTCCATGAGTATCAACAATAAAGCCGCTTTAATCGGATACGGAACCAGCGCCCTTGTAGTCCATCCGCAAACGAATCTTACTACTATTGGTTTTGACGGGTAGGCAGTAAACGAAGGCCAAGTAGTTCCATACGGTAAAACTATCCGCCCACACTGATTACCGTTCGTCTCGACCAGATAATCAGTCGTGACCGTCATGGTTGTTTCGTCACCATCCGAATCGGTATATTTAACATGAGTCACGCTTGCCAGATTCCCGAACGGTAGTTTAAAGGCGTTACTGTTCGGGAAGGCGTTAAGATAATAGTCCCATGTCTGGGTAATAAGTTTTCTTCTCGTTATGGCCTCAACGTACTCCCTTGCTGTTATTATTAAATTAGCCAGCAAGTCTTCCTCTGCTGAGGTGGCCTCATTTACAATGACCTCGGTCCCGAACACACAAGCTGCAACCAAAACCTTAGACGCTGTTCTGATATACCGCTTAGTCCCTGTGTATTCTATTTCCTGAGTTGCGTTGTCGTTGGCTTCTGTAACCTGTGTAAACGCCCCGCCTGTCCAGTCGGTATAGGTTATATTGTCATCGCTTTCCTGTATTTTAGTATCATTCGTACCACCGGCTCCATTCGTACCGGAGATCAAATTAACCACCGCCTCATGACCCAGAACGTCAACGCCTGTCCCTACATGAGTAGTATAGTTGGCCGCTATCGCATGAGACGCAAAAGCCATTGACTGATAAGACGTTATGTTATCCCCGAACGTCCCTGTATCAAGCCGTAAATGTGCCTTAGCTTCTGCGAGCGTAACCGGTTCGAATGTTGGTGCAACTGCTAATTCAATCATATCACCCTCTTAAAAATGTGGCGGCTGGGAAGGAGAGGAAACCAACCGCCACAACCCGGCCGGGATTATT